CAGCTTCCACATTAAGGCTCCTATCTTTGTAGCACGGCAGTTAGTCAAGCATAAGTTCCTGCGCTGGAATGAGATCAGCCGTAGGTATGTCGATGATGAACCTGAGTTCTATGAACCGAGGGAATGGCGTGGTCGTAGCGCAGACAAGAAACAAGGGTCTGATGGTGTCGTAGATGTGATTGACATCTCTGGCCCAGACTTCGGTAGTGACGGTGAGGAGTATTATGAGTACGACGAGTGTCCTCCGCAACAGATCGCAGAGATGAGTGAGGAGGCCGCACTTAGAACTTATAAACATCTTATCCGTGGAGGCGTAGCACCTGAGCAAGCCCGTATGGTACTGCCACAGTCTACAATGACTGAGTGGTACTGGAGTGGTAGCCTTGATGCCTTCGCTGATATGTGTAACCTGCGCTGTAAGACTGACACACAGGCAGAAACACGGGTAGTTGCAGATCAAATCAGCGATCAGATGCTTGAGCTATTTCCTGTATCGTGGGAGGCACTACATGATAAACAGTGAGTGGCATAAAGTGTTAGCAGAGCATGAACCATTTAAGGAGAACGTAATGGCAGAACATACAGCAGACATCGTGAATGAACCTAAGCACTACGCACGGTGGAAAATTGAGCCTATCACATATATCATGCTGAATGGCTTTGAGTTCTGGCGTGGGAATATCATTAAGTATGCTAGTCGTGCGGGGTACAAGCTGTACGAGGGTATGGACGAAGTGCAGAGCGAGATCACAGACCTTGAGAAGGTCATACGATACTCACAGATGCGGATCAATCAATTGGAGGGTAAGGACAAGCTATGACCAAAGAAGAGATGAGGAAGCTCATTAGGGCGCTAGATAAGTCTGAGGATGTCACAGTCGAGGAAGCTGTGTATCTGATCCGAAAGAGACAACGAGAGTTAGAAAACTTGGAGATAGAGTATGAGCTTAACTGGGCCTGAGATATTAGAAATGTGTGAGCGTGTGGCAAACAGGTTTAACTCACATTCGCATCGTGATGACATAGTTCAGGAGGGTGTACTAAAGTGCTACGAGATACTAGCCGATAATGAGGAAGTGCATCCAGCGCACCTATACAGGGAAGCTAAGAGACGTATGCACGATTACATAAACATTGATATTCTACCTGTTGCAGTACCAGCACACAATATCACCCGTAGACTTACCCGTGATATAAACGACAAAGCTAAAGGTGATATGTCTGAAACTGGACACAAGTGGCTCAAAGTTATTTTGTCGTCAACATCTGGTCAGTACAGTGAGGAATACGGAGCTTCAAGCAGAGAGCATGTCTCTAGGTATGAAGCTAAAGAGCTTGCAAGTTATGTAATAAAGATTGCCCGTGAAAAATTAACGAGAGAGGAACTGGAGGTTATAGAAATGAGGTATTTTGGTGATATGACACAAGATGATGTTGCTATACTTACTGGAAACAACCAGACTTGGGTATTTCGTAGGGAGGAGTCAGCTTTACGAAAGTTAAGAAAGTTCGTACTGTAACAATTCGTGATGAATAATATCTCAAGATATATCCCTATAAGTAAGTGTAGGGGTTACTTAAGTTACTAACTATAGTTATTTACTCTAGTAGTTATATAACATTAGTTATAACTATAGTTACTAGAACTTGTCGTTAAATAAGGAGGGCCGTATGTCCGAACATGGATCACAACCTTGCCCGTATCCGTCATGTGGCTCTTCTGACGCCTTTAGTTGGAACACCGATGGATTTGGTAAGTGTCACTCTTGTGACAGAGGATACCCATCAAAAGAACGAATGTTTGATTGGGCTAAAGACAGATACCCCGTCAGTGGAAATAAGGATTATGATATGAATGTAACAAACTTTACCCCCAAGCGTATAGAAGACGTTGGTGAGGGTAGCTACACTAACATGCGTGGCATCAACAGCAAGACGATGGAGGACTTCGGTGTTCTAACGTATGGTGATCGTCAGGAGTATGTGTACCCCAGCGGGGGAATTAAAGTTCGTAAGCTAGACGAAAAGGGTTTCTACGCTAAGTCTGGATTCAAGGGTGATGAACTCTTCGGTATGAACTTCTTTACCGCAGGTAGCTCTAAGATGGTTACGATCACTGAGGGTGAACTAGACGCTCTCTCAGTGGCACAAATACTCAAGAGCGGGTACACTAACCCTGTTGTGTCGTTACCCTCTGCTACGCCCTCTAAGAAGCTGTGGGAGAACTGTGCGGATTGGCTAGGTAGTTTCGAGAAGATCATCCTGTCGGTTGACAACGATGACGCTGGTAATGCTCTTGCTGACCGTATAGCAAAGCTGTTCCCCAACAAAGTCTATCGTGTTGACCATCGACCATACAAAGATGCTAACGAGTTCCTACAGGCTGGTAAGGCAGCAGACTTCAAGAGTGCATGGTGGAACGCTCGTAAGTTTACACCTGAGAATGTGATGAACAGTACACAGGATTTCTTGTCGTTGTACAAAGATACGCCTGAGCATCAGTATGTACCTACAGGTATCCAAGCATTAGACGATAAGATACTTGGCCTCATGCAAGGTCACTTCACGGTAATCAAAGCGCCCACAGGCATAGGCAAGACGGAGATCATGCGGTTCCTTGAGTACAATATGTTACAGCGTGAGGTTCCTATTGCTGCATGGCACTTAGAGGAAACCAAGCTACGATCTTTGTTAGGTCTTGTGTCTTACCAGTGTAATGACAATCTGACACGCAGGGACTTGATCGAAGAGAAGGACGCAGAGGATCAGGTGGTTAAAGCCATTGGTGATCTAACGAAGGATGAGAACTTCTATCAGTTCTACCTTAGTGATGGTCAAGGTGCAGAAGACCTGATCGACCAGATACGTTACTTCGCTGTAGCCTGTGGTGTTAAGTTTGTATTCTTTGAGCCTATCCAAGATGTGCTTGTGGGTTCATCAGATGAGAGCAAAGAGCAAATGCTGGCTGATCTATCGGTACGACTGTCCAAGCTATCGGCTGAGTTAAACGTGGGTATCGTAACTATCGCCCACACTAACGATGATGGTCAGATGAAATACTGTCGTATGATCGGTCAACGTGCGTCAGTTATCATTGATCTTAAGCGTGACAAAGAATCTGACGATCTACAGGAGCGTAACACAACGTATCTATCTATTGAGAAGAACCGTCCATGTTCCGAAGAAGGCAACGCAGGGATGATGCGGTTTAATACTGATACGTTTACATTAACGGAGGTAGCGTAATGACACAAGAGAGCTTTAACTTTATGGTAAATGAGAAGAAGAGGTGTAGTAAGTGCAGGGGTGAAAAAGACACAAGATATTTCTATCGGCACTTAACTAACAAGGATGGTTTAGGTACTGTTTGCAAGTCCTGTTACTCAGAAAGGGAGAACTTAAAAAACCGATTGAAGGCAGGTTTTGCCAACCTTAAGACTGATTACTGCGAGTGCTGTGGAAAAATAGACGCTAAGGTTTATTTAGATCACTGCCACGATTACAAAGTTTTTAGGGGGTTTATCTGTAACTCCTGTAATGTTAAACTTGGTCACATGGGGGATACATATGAATCTTTACTTGAAAATGATGCCGAGGATTTCTACATAGAATACATGCGATTGGCAGCTTACAGAAGGGGTGAGGTAGTATAAATGACAACAGTATATGACATTGAAACAGACGGTCTATTAGATGAGTTGACCAAGATTCATGTCTTGTCTTATTCAGATGATGGTAAGACGGTACATCACACGCATGACTACGATGAAATGCGTGAGTTCTTTGCTACACGCAAGGCACTTGTAGGTCACAATCATGTTCGCTTTGATATACCAGCGGTGGAAAAGGTTCTAGGCATTGAGGTAAAGGCTCGTTTGATCGACACTCTAGCGTTATCTTGGTATCTACACCATGACCGTATGAAGCATGGGCTTGAGGGCTACGGAGAGGACTATGGAGTGCCTAAGCCTGTAATCAAGGACTGGGACAGCCTAACGCCAGAAGAGTACGCTCACAGGTGTGATGAGGACGTTAAGATCAACGTGCGTCTATGGCGTGACTTAGACCTTAAGCTCAACAAGCTGTACCAAGACCCAACTGAGAAGGATCGTCTGATCGACTACCTGACGTTCAAGCTAGACTGCGCTAGGGAACAGGAAGCCCTGCGGTGGAAATTGGATGTAGATAAAGCTCAAGCAGCCTACGATGAGATCATGGCACTCAAGGTAGAGAAGGTTGAGCAACTGGCTGAGGCTATGCCACGCAAGACACTAACTCGTATGGCCTCACGACCAAAGGTCATGCACAAGAAAGACGGTAGCCTGTCCTCTCATGGCGAGAAGTGGGTAGCCCTGTGTAAGGAGTATAAGCAACCTGAGACAACCATGCAGTTTGTCGTTAAGACAGGCGAAGAGCGTGGTAACCCTAACTCTAACGATCAGGTCAAGGACTGGCTCTATTCGTTAGGTTGGAAACCACGGACATATAAATTCCTAAGAGATAAGGTGACAGGTGATGAACGACAAATCGAACAAGTCAGAAAGAACGGGGAGCTATGCGGAAGTGTCAAAGAGCTTGCAGAGGTTGACCAAGCTGTTGATCTTCTGGACGGTCTCACTGTCCTTACTCACCGTGCTGGTATTCTTAAGAGCTTCCTAGAGTGCCACAAGGATGGATGGCTAGAGGCTAGTGTTGCTGGCCTAACGAACACCTTTCGGTTCAAGCACTACCGACCACTGGTTAACCTACCGGGTGTAGACAAGCCATATGGTGATGTAATCCGTGGGTGTCTGGCGTGTCCTGACGGTTACACTCTGTCTGGTGCTGACATGACATCACTAGAGGATACAACCAAACGGCACTACATGAAACCACTAGACCCTGACTACGTTGAGCAGATGAGCCACGAAGGCTTTGACCCTCACTTAGACTTGGCTCTACACGCTGGTGTTATCACCCAAGGTGACATCGACAAGCATAATTCTGGAGAGCGTTCACTCAAAGCCCTCCGTAAGAATTACAAGGTGGTTAACTACAGTGCTACATACGGTGTAGGAGCGCCTAAGCTGGCCCGTGAGACAGGCATGAGTAAGTCTGAGGCCAAGACCCTGCTAGAAGCCTTCTGGTCTCGTAACTGGGCTATTGAGAAGGTGGCAAGCACGTTGCGTGTCCGTGAGTTGTTCAACGGCATGTGGCTTAAGAACCCTGTGTCTGGTTTTTGGCATAGCTTACGCAGCGACAAGGATCGTTTCAGTACGCTAAACCAAAGTACAGGGGTCTACTGCTTTGACAGTTGGGTTAAGGAATGTCGTGGCATGGGACTAGAGACTATCGGTCAGTTCCACGATGAGATTATCGTATTAACAAAGGAGGGGGACGAAGATAAGACAGAGAACATCATGCAGATGAGCATAAACAACGTAAATGATGCAATAAACCTTAACGTACCGCTAGGGACAGACGTACAATTTGGGAAGACTTATGCTGATATTCACTAATGTAAAATAAAAGTAAAAAATAGTGAATAAAATTCTCAAATATATCCCTATAGTATATTACCCAGTGCTGCAAACCAGCAGCTTAAACAGAGGAAGAGTAAGATGGCTAAACACACAATGAACATGGTTCTTGAGTACCCGAAGGTGTTTGAAGATAACCGAGACATGGGCGGAGAAGGAAATAACGCTGCAAAGAAAGCTGCAAGGCATAACGGGCAGTACGTTGTTAACGCATACTTCACCAGCGAAGAGCAGATAGAGGAACTGCTGGAAGCTGGGATGGACCCTAAACCAATGGGCAACGACCGAGTAAAGGAGGGCAATAGTTTTGGGATTGGTAAGTTCGTTAAGTTAACACGGATGCACGATCATAAGATGACATTCAGTGATAAGAACGGAAAGGAGACAGAGGTAGACTTTGGTGGAGCGCCAAAGGTAGTTAACCTCACTAACGGCACTGAGAACAAGGCTTGGTGGTCGCTAGAGGAAGACGGAGCGTTAGGTAACGGAACACGGGCTATGGTTCAGTTCGAGACCTACTCCAAGGGCGCTGGGCTACGGCTCATTGCTGTTGGTGTCACTGACCACGTTGCCTACGAAGGCGGTGGTTCAACCGAAGACGACGAACTATTTATGGTAGGATAAACATGCGAGTTAATATAGACTTTTATTACGACAAGGAAGAGGATGGCATCGAAGGTTCTTCAAGTGCATCACGAGATGGTGTCTTCGATCTCTACACAATGTCTCAGTTCCTAGCTGATGCTATGCGAGGCGCAGGTTACAGTTATGTAACTGACGTAGGGTTTGAGAAGGACGATGGTACAGTCACCTTTGGGGAGATGTAAGTGGGTAAGGGCAAAGTTTTAATCGACGGTGACATCATAGCCTATCGTGCAGCCTTTGCCACTCAAGACTTTACAGCTAAGGATGCGGAAGAGAAGGTTGATGATCTTATGGAGTATATCCTAGACAGTACCATTGACCTTCCCTTCCCACTCCCTACCGACTATCAGACGTACCTAACAGGAAAGACAAACTTTAGGTTTGAGATTGCTAAGTCCCACCCATACAAGGGAAATAGAGAATCCACAAAGAAACCTGAGTTTTTGGGTACGGCGAGGGAGCATATGATTAACAAGTATAATGCTCTCATCAGTGACAATGAGGAGGCTGACGATCTTATCGCAAAGGCAGCAGCGGAATTAGAGTACGATTGCACTGTCGCATCAGTCGAAAAGATA